GTTGTATTTACAGTAGCATCATCAGAAACTAAAACATCAGAAGGATCTTTATTTTCTGTAGCAAGAACTGTTGGTGATGGATAACCGTTCACCATCTCACGAATCTGCATCGTTACTGGCAGATTTTTATCCTTAGTTCTAAAGTAAACGTCAATCTTAGAGATAAAGCAACCACCTGATTCTTCAACCATAAATGATTGTGCAAGTGGGTCAAACCAACCCCCTCGTCTAACGCTAATTCTACTAGAAGTAATAATTCTATTTTGAGTTACAGTATCTCTAGTAACTTCTGCATTTCTAACAAGGAGAGTGTCTTGTTGTTTTGTAAGAATTGTTCCTCTTGCACTATAAGTGTTTTCTGCAGAACTATCTACAACACCAGGTATTTGAGAGTTAGTTGGACTATCTGTTAATCTTACAACAGAATCACCAGTTTTCCATCTAGGATTACCATTTCCAGCAGGATCTGGAATAAAGACACTAGCACGCAAATTACCTTTTTCGTCAGCAATTAAATGTTTTTTAATAACTTTTGCTGTTGCACCAGATGTTAATCCAATAATAGTATCACCTTCTTGAAGGTAACCTCCTCTCTCAGCACCTGCCAATTGTTGCATAGATGCAATATTAAGATTTAAAAATGTAGATGATGAATTATATGTCGTAATATTAATTTCATTTCCAGTAAATGGATTAATTTCATATGGTTTATTTAATTTAGCAATACCACCTCTTGGATTAGCAAGTTGACATCTAAATTTTCTACCGTTCTGAATTGTCAAATTACCCGAAAGTGAAATATCTTCACCAGGTTGAAATGTTCCACTATTCATCACAATCTCAATAATTTTAGGAGTTGTGTAGGTATAAACGTCTCTCCCCTCTAAGTAAGGATAAACCCTTACATTTGGTTTTAATCTATAAGCAGTTATGGAGAAATTTCTAGACCTCTTCCATCTTGAATATTTGGTATCAACAACTCTATCACCAAGAACTCTTCTATCCATTCTTGGCGTAACTCTTGTTCTAATTCCAGTTCTGGTTTGTGAAGTTACAGTTCTTCTTCTCCACCACCAAACTCTTCTAATAAATGGCCATACTCCTCTACGATCCCATCTGTTCCCGCCGAACCAACGTCTTCTGCTAGTCCATTGAGTTTGCCATGCATTCCATTCGGTTGGTGCAAAACCAGTATTTGGGTCAACACGTAGTGCTGCTCTGGTTGCTGCAAAATCACCTTCAACTGGAATGACTGTTTCTGGTAATCTTTTTTCATCAATCCAATCGTCGGATGCTGGGAAGATATTCATCAATCCAACCCAGGAAACAACAGCAAATGGGTTTACATTTTCAGAAACTGCAGCATATGGTTGTTCAATTAACAACTTATCTTCAAAATCAAGCATTAAGAGATCACCCTTAATGTAATTAGTTGGTTCTTTTTTATAAACTAAAGATACATTAGTTGTATAATGTTGAGGTCTAAGTTCTCCTCCCTCACTGTCTATAGAACAACTATAGTTTGGATGATCTGTATCTCCAACATCATGAGATGTAAAGTTATCTACAAGGAATCCATTCTTTAAACGATTGTTACCATTTCCATCAGGAATAAACAAATTAGAAGTATCAGTTTCAAGTAAACTTAATTGTGTATAATATTCTACGTTTTCAATTCTACTTTCTAAACTTCCAATATCTTTCATGGTGTAACGTCTGTTAGTAGATCTTGCAAACGTTACACGCTCAAGGTCTCTAACATAAGGAGGCATGGTAATTTGACCAACCTTCATCGCATTTGCTAAAGATTCTTCAGGATCATCTGGATTTAATGATGGGATTCCTTTTTTGGTAATAAATGTACCATCTTTATCAAGATAAAGATCATCAATTCTACCTAAGTAATACTCAATGTCACCATCAGTAGTTCCTACAGGAATAATATTTACACCAAAATTATAATTTCTATTTGTGTAATCTTCTAAAGTTGTAGATGATGCAATTTGACTTAAATCAATAGCATAAGGTGTGGTATAATCTCCATCACCTGTAAGAATATCATCTTGATTAGTTCTCCAATCAATTACATTACTAAGGTAAATATCCTCCCCTTGATAATTGTAATATGGAATTTCTTTATAATTAGAATCATAATATGAGTTAACTGTGTAGAATTTTCCAGGAACTGTATCTTTAAACCAATCAAATACAATCCAAAGTTTTCCAGAAACTGAATTAGCAGAAGATTTCTTTTTTAAAGTTGACCAATTGAATGATTGTGGGGTTTGACCATCTCTTAATCTATATCTACCTTTGATATCAATAGCACCATTACTATTTACTACACCAATTCTTCTAGTAACACCTGTAACTTTTGACTGAATAACTTCGTCTGCTACGAATTTAATTTTACCAATATAGGTGTAATAAACTGTGGTTCCATTTTGACTAATAACACGTGCTTTTGCACTACTAGATTTACCTTCAATAATTTCACCAGCATTAAATACACCATTACCACCCGCTAAAGTCAGTTTAGGAATTGCTTGATCTTTAGTTTCTGCATTATAGATGGCATGAATTTTACATGCACGGGTCAATCCTAATTGAAGAAGTTCAGCATTAACATCATACTTGTTATTAACAGTATCATCTTCTACTTTAAGAATTTTCATTCTTTGTAAAGATGACAGTGTAATATTTGGTTGACTAATTATTTGTGGACCAAATAAAGTAAATTCTTCATCTGAAGTACTAACTTTTCCTGAAATAGTAGCATTTAAAGATCCACCAACAATCGAAATATTTGTTAAAGATAGTGTTTGAGCATCTTCACCATCAACTCTAATAGTATATGAACTGGGATTTTCATCGTAATATTCTCCAGAAACTGAAATATCATTTCCATTAGTTCCAGAAGAAGTTCCTGTAAAATGTGTTAATGAATTTTGTACTTTAAGATCAGTAATAGATTTAATTTCATTATCACCATATACTTCAAAGAAGAATGGTGCAAAGAATCCTGTAAACTTACTAGATCCAGTGACTAAAGTATAATCACTACCATTTAAATTTACACGATCAATATCGGTTAATTTTTTACCGTCAACATTAATTACAACATTTGCCAATCTAACAAAGTTTTCTGTAGCACTTTGAGTGTATTCAATTAAACTAGCAAATCCAATTACAGTAGATGCATCCTCTTTCAGTGTTACTAATCTATTTTGACTTGCAAGAACAACTTTAATATCATTTTGTGATATCTTTTGAGCAGATCCAAGATTAAACTGCAGACCTCTACCATTTGTTGAAATAGTTTTATTATTTTCTTCCTCTGTAGTTCTTGGTTTTTCAATATCTACATAAGTATTTGAAATACTTTCAATTTCGTAACCACGAACATATGACTTACCTGGAGATACTACAATTTCAAACAGGTCATCAGATGCTAATACATCTGCAGAAGTTTTTTCTCCAAATTGAAATATTCCATTATTGTTGCCATCATCTAAACACTCTTCAGTAGCAAATTCATATGGAGTTACTTCATAATCTCCAGATTCATCAAAAGTTCTTCTTGCAAGAGTGTCTTCTAAAGTAGAAGCAATTTGTGCTTTAGAACTGCTTACAATTTCTTGACATTTACCTTCTTCAAGTTTAAGTAATTCAATAAAGTCAGTAGCAGTTGTATCATCTAATGCTTTTTTGACTAAAATTGCTCTAAACTTTAATCTATGTGCTCCAGGAGCAGAATAGTTAGAGTAACCCTGTGATGGATCATTTAATTTACTATTAGTTTCAGGAGTAATAATTTCTTCTAAAAGTTGAAGACCAACTTTATATGATGGAGTCACTCCAAACTGATCAAGAACAATCTCTTGCTCTGGTACAGTTACAAAGTTTCCATTAATGAAGTAAATACCATTGGTAATTTTTGCCGAAGATCCTACTGAAGTTGCTTGTGAAGTAACACATTTTGCAAAGTCAGTGTTTTCCTGAATAGCAGTAGTTCCTAAAGAGAATGTCTCTTCCGTTAAAAGAATTTCATCATCCTCAAAGGTAATGTATTGAGTATTAGTTACTTCATCATTACTACCCGCATTGATGTATTTAATATAAAGAGTTGTTTTTCCTCTTTCTGACTGCCCAGATGAAAGAGCATTTACAACTTTTGCCTTTACCCCAGAAGTATTACCTCTAATTATTTTACCAACAATAACAGGAGTTCCGTCTGTATTTTTATTGGTAACTAAGGAATCTGATTGAATACCAAAATATTCATCTTCAATCAAAATAGCATTATATTTCAAATCATATCCAACCTGACCAGGAATGACCATAGCGCCATCCTTGTAGATACTAGAACCAAACTTTTCAATTTGATCCTGGAGGATAGATTGTAAAGAGGTTAATTCTCTTGCCTGGAGAGGAAATCCAGGTCGGAACAATACTTTATGGAAATTGTCGTTTGGGTCAAAATCCTCAAAGTATGGAGGAGTGTTCAGGTTAGTTGACTGGGGCATCTCTTAGAACTCTAAAATAATTTTGAAATCTTCGGTCTGATCTTGTGCTCTGGAAATTTGATTCCTATTATCTATGTAGATGATATCTCCAGACCCTCTCAGAAGTTGAGGGGAAGATACTGCATCGGCAGAATCTTGAATTGAACCACTTGTAAGTGCAGCAATTGCAATATCATCATTTTTTACAAATGGGGTTCTAACACCTCTAGAATCTAATCCATATTGTGCAAGGTTTTCTTGATGAAAATAAACCTTACGAGTAGTTCCGTCATCTTCATAATGGACAACGGTTCCAGTTGCAAATGGAGCAGATCCACTAGTAACTCTAATTTGTTGATCCTCCACCTGAGTAGGATTATTAATGTTAGGAAGTGGATCCTTTAAGGTCATAACATGTGTTCCAATTGCAGTGCTAGTAGGACTTCCAGTAAATTCTGGATCTAAAATTAATCCAACAACAGTAAAATCATTTTTAAATACAAAATCATTTGATTCTAATCTAGCATGAAGTACACATCTGTTTGCACCAAGTTCTTTTGCAAAATCTACTGCAATTCCTTCTTTAGGTGAAATAATTGGAGTTAAATTTGCAGATGATCCAGTTCCAGCTTGCTCATTTCCTTGAGAATTTACAACTAATGAGGTATCAATTTGACCATAAGTGTACCCAGTTCCTGGATTAATAACTTTTAACCCACTAATACCACCATTAGAATTAACTGTAGTAACTCTTACTTGAGCATTTGAACCATCACCAATAATGTTGAATATATCTCCAGTACTATACCCACTTCCAGATACTTTAATATCTACTTTGTAAATAGCACCACCATAATTACTACTAGAGGTAATTCTATTAGTGACTTCGGAATTTTCTGGAATAGGAATATACTCATCACTCTTAAATTTTTCAAAATCACCTGCATTAACAGTAAACATATACTTCCAAGTATATCCATCAGAAAGTAAAAATGGAGATTGTGAAGTTGAAGATGGTTCTATAGTTGAGGCAGAATTACTAGCATTATCTAAACACTTGTAAACTTTATATTCAGAAGTTACCACATAATACTCAGTTTCATAAAGTTTTGCTTCATTTTTAACACCTAGTTGGTAGATAATTGTATTTCCATTATTTTGAGTATTATCAACTACAGAACCGTAATCGTGTCTATAATAATCATATATTTTTCCACTAGTCCATTTATTATTTCTAATTACTTGTCTTACCTCAGAAGGTGGAACCTTTTTCAAACCAATGATATAATCATAAATTTCAAATGCAACTTCCTGGTTGTCAACAGGATTTGTTGGTACATTTGAAGGATCACCTAGGTAATTTGTCCAATCTCTAGGTCTTGCAAAAAACAACCATAGACCACTCTTTGTGGAATCATTTTCATCCAGAGTGATACGTTCCTTAAACCTTTCGGCAAGTATAACTCTAAATTTATCAGTAAGTAACGCTGCCATCGCTTAAACGGTTTTCTTTTATTTATAGGGGTTAGAAATCATATATGAAATCATCATTGTATGACAAGGATTGATAATCAATCATTAAGTCATCATCTTCTACTTGGTGAGTGATATTGTTCACGTTAGTGATAGCACCTGTAGAATTATTTGCTGCATATGTAGTGATTGGATTGTCAGGATCATCAAGTTTTACATATAAGTATCTAGTCGTAGTAGATGACCCATCAACTGTTTCTCCTGGAGTGTAATCAATAACTGTAGCTTTCTTACTACCATTATCGTAGTAAATTACAGGATTAATTTCACTAACTTTTAATCTAACATTTAAAAATCCTTCAATACCAACAATCTGACCATCTAGATAATTAGATCCTTGATTAACTATTTCAATTGATGTTGGAACACCAAAACTCACTGTAACATTAACAGTACCATTTTCACCAGAATCATTAATATCAGATCCCAATGTATATGAGAATCCAGCACCACCACTCGTTAAACCATTACTATCAATAAGGTTTGCATTATCAATTGTTAAAACATCACCAGCAGTATAGGAATTATTTCCAGAGTTTGTAATAGTCACTTTAGAAATAGAATTGTTTTTAACTACAATATTCGCTCTTGCACCATTTCCTGTTCCACCATCTAATGGAACATTAGTATATACACCATTGTTGCCAATATTATTATTATATCCACTTCCAGGAACAATAGTAGCGCCAGAATAAAGTTTTTGTAAAGAAACAATATTTACATTATTTGTAACACCGTTTGCAAATCCACTTCCTTGTTCTGTAATAGTTGCGGATCCAATTTTACCAGTATCGACAGTTGTTAATGTTGAGAAAGTTTCATTAGATGCTGTTGATGCTAATCTAACAATTTGATCATATTTCAAATCAAATCCAACTGTCATGTTGCTGATAATATCATGTTCTTCAGAAATAATACTATGAGTACCAGCAGAAGTTCCTGTAATATTTACAAAATTACTAGATTCCAAGTCACCCTTGGTTTCTGCTAATTTAATAATATGTTGATCAACTACATGAACATAATATCGGATTCCATTAACTAATCCAGGCATATCCGTATTAGATCCATTATTGTAAATTACTTCAGCACCCTGTCTTAAGGCATGACTATCATAAACTCCAGTGGTTGCCGTTAATTGAATTTCATTGTCAGTCGTGTTAACATCCCCTGCTACAAAGTCATAATTTGTATTATTGACATCTAATCTAGGACCAAAACTAGAATAGATACAATTTAATTTACGAACTGGAAATTTGTTATTTGCAGCAAGAATTACTGAGAAAAATGAGTTAGCATCAGTGGTTGTTGGTAATGAATTATCAATATTTGAAATAGTTATTTGATTAATATCTTCGGTAAGTAATGTTGAATCCGTAATAGGATAATTATTATCCTCAATTTTTAAAATTTTTGCTTTTAAAGTTCTTCTACCACGTAAGGTTTCTCTAATATCAGCAGTTTGTAATAAATCAGTAAACCAGTGACCAGCACTACCATCATTAAGTTGAGGATTAGATGCGTTTGGAATATTGTTAATTTCACCGAAAGAAGACCCAACTGAAAGTTTATCAGCACTGACTATTAAATTAACTTCTCTAGATCTTCTTTCATTTGATTGAATAATAATGTCTTCTCTTTCGACTGGAGGATCAACGTCAATTTCTTCAAAGTCATCATTAGAACCAACATAAATATATCCTTCAAATGTAGCACCATTTTTAGGTGGGGCACTAAATTCAACAACACTACCAAACAACTTATAAGAAACTAAAGAATTTGGATACGCTGGAATTCTATTCGCTTCCTCTGTTGATGGGATCTGTAAAGATCCGTCAATAAAGATAATCAAGTTTGCTGAAATATTCGCTGGAGGTCTACTTTCAGCAACAAGAGAGAACACCTCATCATTAGTTGGGTTGACTAAGTTGAATGCTCTGTCACTAGCGTTAAACAGTGGAGAAATATCCTTTAATGCTTTTACCTCCCCAAGGTAGAATATATTCAATGGAGCGCCTTCTGGGGGTGCCTCAGTGAATGAAATTACAGAATATTGATTTGGAGATGATCCAACAAGGTTAATTATATACGAATCATTTACACCTTTCTGTTGTAAAATTCCGTTTACAACAACAAAGATATCTTTATCAGTTCCAATATTAATATTAGTGCCATTTTCTTTAAGTGGGAAAACAGTTTTATCTCCATCAAACCCTCTAATAAAAGATGCAACTGTTAATGTATATGGAGTAATTTTTTCTACTACTACATTGTCTGGGTGTAGAACAGAATCTGTACTTAATTGAGCACGATCAACAGTTAAAATATTTGATGAAATATTAGTAATTTTAACAATTTCAACTTCATTAATTATTAAATAATCACCATTTACGAAAATACTTGCGTCATCAACTGTAATTTCAGTATCAGTAATAAGTGCAGAAAATGGTTCATTAGTTAATGTAGAAGTACCTGTTCTCAATGAAGAAACAATTCCACTTTCAATTGTGTTACCTGCAGTAAACGAATTATCTCTATCAGGAAGAGAAGTTGAGATGTTAACAATAACAAACTCACGATGAAGGAATTTGATAGTTCCATTAGTAGGAATATTTAAAGTTAATGAAGATGATCCAATATTTTCTACAGTAATTACATTTCCATTAATAGCAGTAATTTCTAATTCATCATTATCTACAGAAGTTAGTCCAAGAGCAGAATTAAAGAGTACTCTATCACCAACAAAAACTTTAAGGGAAGATGATAATGTTATATTAGCGGTGGCACCAACAGCAAGTGAACCAGTAAATCCAAGTGAAATACTCTTAATAGTTGTATTTTCAATTTTTCTCTTAATAATTGCTGATGATGTTGAAGTATTGATAAAGTCACCAGTAACAAAATTGTCAAATCCTTCTTTTACGTGAATTTTACTAATACTTACATCATCAAATTGATAGTTAGGTGTAGTTGTGTTGCCTTCTGGATCTAATCTAGTATAAAGGAATCCAATAAATTGTCTGCCAATTTCAGATCTATCCGAAGATGCATCTTCAATGATATATCTTGAAGGTGGTTCAAAGAAACGAATCTTTCTTACACCACTACTATTAGTTTCATAAACTACGTGGGGGGTTTGTACAATACCCGCAATATCGATAACATATTGCTCTGGGTTAATTACAAATCCTGTAGGAATTTCAAGTTGACCATCTTCAATCTTATAAACATAATTTGTACCAGAAATTCCATGAGTAGATTCATTTAATGATACACCATTACCATCAATTAAAACAATTAAAGTATCGTAATTAAATCCATAGTTAAATATAATATCTTTATTTACATCAAGACCATAATCATCAGGAGAAATTAAAATACCATCTACAAATACAAAGTAATCATGTTTTGATGCTGGAGTTGCTGGTTTATTAGGTAATACAACAGGAGTTCCAAACGTCACAGTACCTGGAGTAAATACTCCGCCACTTCCTGTGTATAATTCATTTTTAATAAATGCTGTAGATTGTCTTACAGAAATTTGAGTTCCAATTGGAAGATTAATAGGAGTATTTGATACATCATCGTCAGTAAATGTAATTGTTGGAGTACCTCCACCAGCAGAAATACTAAAGTTATCATTTCTTTGAATAACACCATCAACAAACACTAAATATTCATCTTTATCAATCGAAGAAAATAATCCTGATGGCCAAACAGTACCATCTGTTTGATTAAGTGTAAATACACTACTTTCTATAACTGAAGTTTGATTCATAGTGTAGATTACATTCGCATCATTAAATTGGCGATAAGATAAGGTTTCTCCATCTGGCATCGGAGCACTCGCAGCTTGCTGTGCTGTAAATGAAATAACTTTATCAGCATCAATAACTTCCCATGAAGTTCCATATGTTTGGATAATGTTATCCAAAAGGACTACCATTTGATCAACTTCATAATCAACAATATAATTTGGTGATCCATTTAAAGTAGGAGTTACAGGATCAATAACCTTTAATTCAAATAAAGTTTTTACACCATCAAATTGATTAGAAATATCCTCAAATACACCCACAATAGAAGTTTTAATATTTAAAAGGTCAGTTAACTTTTTGTTTGCAATAAGGACTGAATCAAATCTGTTTGGTTCATTCTTAGCAACTAAGAAATTATATTTTCTTCTAAATTGTGCTAACTCAGCAGAAGTAGTGCCTACGTTAACGATAGTATTACCATCTTTAATTAAATCTGTCTCATCATAATTAGTTGCTGGATCATCAACAGGTCTGTAGTTTTCATGAAGAATACTATCATCTGCAGAACTTATAATATCTGTTTTGGAGAAAACTTTATAACCTGCAGGATGTAATGCGTTTTCATAATTTTCCCTCCACTCTACAAATGGAGTTTGTACTCCAATTTGATATGCAAATTTTTGATAGCGATTACTATCTTGAATTTTTAATGCATTTTCTCCAATAAAAGATCCTTCATCTAAAAACTGTTTTGGTGTTTGGACAATAGCATCTAATTTTGCTGAAGTTTCTACTGAGAAAATTTCATCAACAACACCCAACGCTAAAGTGTTTACACCAAGAATTTCGTCGTTTTCTTTAAGTTTAGTGGTAATTGAATTAATTCTTAGAATTGAGTTATTATCTTGCCATCCATTAATGTTAGAAATTTCTCCAGTTCCAATAGTAACACTGTCATTACCGACTAACCTACTAATATTGACCTTTTCCCCTTCTGAGAATGGAGATTTTACAAGTGTAGCAGTAAATTGTGCATTCCTTGAAAAGTTTACAGCTTCATAGTATACACCAGATGATGTAATAATACTATTAATATCATCTTCCCAATATGCTGGATCTAAGGGTTCTAAATTGATATTAGCACCTTGTGCTCTTGCTTTGAGAGAGACATTACCAAGGAATGCGTAGAAAGTAGCACTTTCAATAAAACTATAAAAACCATTTGCAGCATCTGTAGAATTTGCAAAGTAATACGCTCTAATTTTAAATGGATCTCCTTCTTGGAAATATTCTTTAAAGTTAATATTAAAGTTAATATCAGTTCCAGAAATTAAACTAATATAATAATATTTTTCTGCTGTTATTGTAGGTGCATCATTATATCTTAATCCTGGAAATATTACATCCATACTCTCAATAGTCCTAGAAGTAATATTAGGACTAAATCTAGCATGATTTCCACTATCAACAGGAAGACCTCCTCCTGTAACATTAATTCTTGGTTGGAAAAGGTATCCCTCACCAGGATCATTTACAACAACATTACTTACTGTAAAATTGTTTTTTAATTTTGCAATTACTGGAAAAATTAGTGTTGGTTTTTGTGTTGGATCTGGACTATATCCATATCCAGAATTAATTGCTTCTACAGAAGCAATTGTGCCTACTTTTGTAGAAACTGCCTCTAAAATAGCACCTTCTCCATCTACAGTATCAATAGAAGAAATTTCTGGAACCTGTTGATAATTTACTCCACTATTGGTTAATGTAACTCTAGAAATAGGTCCATTTGCATTTTTTGAAGTTGTTGTGTATGAAATTTTATTTTGATTATATTGAGTAAGAAGTTCATCATCTGGATCAGGATCATTTTCATTATAAACTTCAAAAAATGTGGATCCAGAGTTAATTACATCATAAGAACCATTAATTGGTTCTGCCATAATAGTTAAAGGAATTGTTGTTACCAAATCATTACTAATATTCCTAATTTCCATATTTACTTTAGTTAAATCAGAATCATCTGGGTTTAAAGTAAATTTAACAAGTTTACCATCGTCATTAGGATTAGAACCAAATTCTTTTATAATATTAATATCAAAATACTCTCTTCTGGTAGTTGTTCCAGGAGTAAAGAATTTTACATCAATATCTTTGTAAGTTCCTACTGTATATGATACATTAAACTCATAAAATGAACCCTCATATAATGTAAGTCCATTAGAATAAGTAGCATTAAAATTAGCACCAGTGGATAATTTTAACTGACCATTTTGAGGTTGATAAACATTAAATATTTCAGTATTTCCAGTAGATGCAGTAACAGATACAAAATCCCCAGAAATTAATCCATTATTTGATGCATTAAATTTAGAAACAATTCTATCTTGTTCATAATTGGTTACTTCTGCAGTACTAAAGAATAATCTTTCAACATCAGTTCTAGGTGTATGATCTGCAATACTAGTTCCTAGTGCTGCTCTCTCAACAATTAAAGTATGTCTGTAAGTGGTTGCAGTCAACGTTACATTGGGTACAATATTTGGTGGGAATTCCTCACCTGTATTATTTGTACTACTAGTAGACAGAAATACTTTTGGATTTGAAATAAACTCAGTTGCACTTGGTGTAAACTCAACATCTGCTATTTTACCATTAAGATCAAGTGTAATTGTGTCTGATATAGTAGTATTAGTTTGAATTTCTCCATTAAAATAAAGATAATATTGATTTCCTCCTGTTGTACCTGAAGTATCATCAATTTTTACAGCAACTACTCTATTTTGAGGATCTTTTTCAACAAGTACATCAACAATCTTCATTTTTTCATCATCAATTTTAATGTAATCTCCAATTGAATATTTTGAACTATCATACACTGGAACAGAAGTTAAAATACTTACATTAAAATTATTATCATGAGAAGATGCAAATGTATTAACTCCTCTACTTACCAGTAATCTATTATTTCCTTGAACAGAAATTACTCTCATAATTTCAGATCCTACTTTGACATAAACTGGATTACCTGAGGTAGGAGTAAAATCACCAATAGTATTACCAGTAGTACTAAAATTATCAATTAAGAAACTAGTTGTCCCTTTTGAAATACCACCCGATTCATTTATTAAAGCAAATTTTTCTGAAGCAGTGACTACATTAGTGCTTACACTTGTACCTACTAACTCTGACACTGATTCAGTATCAATTGTTAATTCAGTATTGAAAACCACATCTCTATTGTTGGCGTTGGGAAGATCACCAATAATTTCACTTTGACCGTTTGCATTGGTCAAATACATTCTTCTATTAGAAATATCAATTGAGTGGATTTCTGCTAAAAATCCTTCAGAAGATGAAATATTATCACCTACATCAAAAAATCCAAAATCGTTAGTATACTCTAAGTAATCATATGTTGATTTTGTTACTGTAGTAATTGGTTGACCTTTAAGTACGCTTACAAAACCAGAAGCATCAGAACCACCAGTTTGTTCATTATCAAAGTTAACAATATCTCCAAATTTATATCCTGATCCAGAAGTAATAACATCAATAAAATCTAGAGACGCATCTGTTGAAGTCGGAATAGATGCTACTTTAAAAAATCCTGGGTCAATTGGTTTTGGTGCAATAGTAGCATCAAAATCTAAATATCTTCTTAAATTTGGAATACTTTCAATATTAATAAATTGTTGATTATTAAAACTACTAAAAATTTTACCTGCAAACTTGGTGCCAATAAAATATGGAAATCCTTTTGAAGGTTGATTTGCTTTTGCAGTTAAGAAGTATGCATATACACCTTGTGGATAGTCAGGGGTTATACAGTATCTACCGTTGTTTTGATCTAAATCTGCATTTCTAGCACGCCATACATAATCCTGTTCAAATTCTCCCCTAGCATAATCAGTTCTTAATCCACCATCACCTCTATTACTGCTTCTCTCAAGTTCCATATTAGGATAATTTAAAAGTTCATATCCAGATCTCATCTTTTTTAGTGGAGAATTCTTATCAAGAGGATTAGAATATCCATAAGGACCATAAATTGGAGCACCATCTAGTGCCCAACCAATTAATGGAGAATGATTATTAGCATCTTGAAGATTTACTGTTTCTCTTTCCTTTGTAACTGGATTTCTAATTTGTAATTTTAATGGAGCACCTACAATTGAATATTTTCTTAAGAAAGTTTGATTTCCATCATTATCAGTAAGAATACCAGTTGGATCAGTATAGAACGCTCCACTATCTTCATCAATAAGATTATCAAGATTTGGATTTGTATTATTTACTTTAGTGTAAAATTTTACAGAACTATTAATAAGTAAACCTTCACCTGGTTCAAAAATCTCAATAGATGTACTAGTTTGATTATATCCAAGACCAGCATTTAAGATATTAATACCTTCGACTTGATTACTTACAGGGTTCCATTCTGCAATAAGAATAGCACCAAATCCAGGTGTCTGTGAAGAATCAACAACTCTAACAATAGGGCGAGAGTTGTACTGTGATCCACCTGAAACAATAGAAGCATTGGTAATTCTTCCATCATCAATAGTTAAAATACCAGAAGCACCAAGTCCTCTGACTACATCAATAGCAGGATTTGATCTATAATTTGTACCCTTATCTGTAATTACAATATTGGATACTGGTCCTCCAACTTGAAGTTCAATATCTGCACTAAAATCACTACTAATTAAAGGAGTAATTTCAACAATAGGAGGTTTTGTGTATCCAGTTCCTGGATCTAAAATTCTTATTTTGGTAATTTTACCATCAACAACAATAGGTTTTAAAGTAGCATCTCTAAAATTATCCCCACTAAAAACTGTATCTGATGGATCTCTAATAACGTTTACAGCAGTTGTATTTGCAGGATATCCCGTACCACCATCTTTAATATAAACTTCTTTAACTTGCCCACTGATAACCATCTCTGCTTCAGCATCTTCACCAGACCATATATCAGTTACTTCTAACTTAATATCATCATCTTCAGACACACCACCTACAATTGATCCATCAATAAAAATAGACACACCTACGTCATATCCATTGCCTGGTGAAGAATCTACAACCTTTACTGATTGTACAGAACCAGAAGAATTTCTAACTATGTTAAATCTTGCACCAGAACCAGATGTTGAAAATCCACCAACTTCATAACTTTTATTTGCTTCACTTAAAATTGTACTTGAACTTGTAATACTAATATTACCAATTGCGTCCTTAAAAGGTGGTTCAATTTTTAATTTTGGTGGATTGTTAATTGCAAAATTATCACCACTATTAACAATATTAATAGTTTCTACACCACCTCTGATAATACGTTCTTCACTCTTCCAATTATGAATATAAGTTCCATCCCTAAGAATACCTACGACATTATTTGGAGATGTTGATTCTTGAAGAGTATCTACTGCTTTTTCAAATACCTTAGGAATCTTTTTAAATAATTTAGCATCTTTAATCTCAATATTGTTATTTTGTAAGTAATTTCCACCTGGGTTAATATCATAATATGGAATACTAGAAGTGTAAACATACACTGCTTCACTATCAGTGTATACTTGGGTAACACCTGCAATAATATCCTGATTTAGTGGAAGTGGCGTTTGATCATTAAATGTCCAAGTAGTAACCAGTAAATTAGTTTCATCAATTATATTAGTAACAAATCCTAAGTCACCTTCTTGATAGTATGTGGTATTTTTAATAATTTCAAAATCACTAACACCAGCATAAACGATAAAATATGATCCTTCAATAATAGCAGAATTTCTTTCCTTAACTCTTGCTAAAGAATTAACATCATAAACATAATCATTAGTATTAATTACTAAATTAGGGTTATCAGAAACCCTAATCATAAAATAATTAAACTCTTTATCATAATAACTGTAGATGTTATCACCAATTCTTAAAGCACCTTCATTACTAAAATTATAGGTAGAGTCAACATAAACATATGCAGTATCTTCTACTACACGGAATCTAGTGGTTACCTTCGTAAAATACGTTGGAATTAAATTTCTACCGTTTGAAATTTCTAATTCAAATACTTGACTTGCAAATGAAAATACATTTTCAACAGTTTGAACTGGAAATTCATTATTTCCTTGTATTAAAATAGCACCACTGTCTACTAATTGTGATAGTGGGTAGTTATCTAAAGTTTCAATCCTTACAATCTCTCTACTTCGATATGTGGCATCTGAAGATGCCATCAATAAATCTCTATAATTTGTAATCTCCGCATTTTCTTGATATAAAAATTTGAAGTAAAATGCAATAGATTTTGGAGTTCCTTTAGAAAGGTAAAAATCTCTAATTTGTTTTAAAACAATATCAATGTTAATTTTTTCAATATTATCTTGAAGAACTTGATTAGGGAAATCTACAAGATATTGAGATCTAATTTTTTCTAAAAAGTATAAAACATATGTAAATGATTGATTATATACCTTTAAATTATTAGCACTATCATGAGCAACTGCTGTTGTAACAATATTTGATGTTAAATTTCCATTAACATCTAAATCGTTATAAGTATAACCTCTAGTACAACCACTAAAAACTGTATGGTATTCAGACCCGTTTACAGTTAATACAAGTTTTACTGTACGTTTTTTATATAAAATTATTTCATTTTCAATTTTAAGCAATCCATCGTTTGGAGGAAAATTAACATCTCCATATACCTCAATTTCATCATCTGTGGAATCGACAGAAGTTGCTAAAATTGCATGTGATGATACATTTGTATAACTATCAATATTGATGAGATCACCAACATTTCCAAGTATATCTAAAGGATTACCGTTCGTTTCTAAAAACGCATAATAATCTTTAATAAAAGATACAAATGTTGGATATTCCGAAGCAAAGTAACTGGTTACTTGCCCGTCAATGGAACTCGATACTCTTAGATCGTTAAACATATTTAACTAGATATTGGAATTTGTCCTACGCCTGATGTTCTGTTGGCAGATGAAATTGTATCAAGGATTGCGGTTACTTTTACATCTTCTGGTTTAATAGAAATATAAAGATCACGCAATGCAATAATGTCATTTGATTTTGGTATTACAGATATAGAAATAGTTTCACCATTACCTACAACAGAATTAATATTGATAGCATTAATATTTATTTCACCCTTTTCATAGTCAATTGTGCCTGCATTTTTAGAGTAATAGATTTTTTCACCACCAGAAATTCTAAAAATTGCCAATCCATTAATTCCATACTTTTCAAAATAATATACGTAAGATGAATCTTCACCTGTAATCTTGAATGCACTAGAAACTACATCGCTGTCATTAGAAATTCTATTTCCATAACAAACTTCATAAGAAGCAAACACATTTGCCAAAACTGGCATATTTTTTTTGATTCTAATTTTAGTAATGTTTGAAGTAATACCAGGATCGGTATCATCAATCTCTGCTACAAGTTTACTATACTTGAATTTACCATTAAAACGGTCTAAATCATTATTTTCACCAAAATTTTGAATTACTGCTCTAGCAACTTCTGTAATTTGTTGTGGAGATCTTCTAGTTGTATTATTATTGTAATATACGTAAGAATCAATTTCTAAGAAAATATATGAAGGGTCAATAATTTCAGGAATAACCGAAAGAATTGTATATCCTCTAATTGCCTGGTTTAAATTTAATTTTGCTGTAGTAGTTAATTGATCGGCACCAAATGGTTTTGCTGCAATGAATACTTTTCCAAATTGTGGAGGACTTGCGTCTTCTCCACCATAAATTGACACTGCTTCAAGATTAGGATACAATTGACTAACCAAAGTTTCATAATCTCTAATTGTAACTGCTCTTTGTTGTGCAGAATAACTTCTTGGAGCAAGATATTTGATAGAAGTAATACTTTGAGGTAACGCACCACCAGAAGAGGGATGTACTACCGTAATTGTTGGTGTAATATTCTCAAAACGTTCACTATTGAATGTAAATACGCCCGTAAATTCAAAAATACCGCATCGATTTGCTTCATCTTGATTATTGACAATATATTCAATCTCTACTTCGTCATTATTCTTTAATTTGCGACCAAATACATCATCACCAAAGATTAATTCAAACTGTTCGTTTTTATTTTCTTGTACCCAATAAATTTTATCATCAGCATTTAACCCCGTAATAGTTTCTGCTTTTTTATATGTTACAGGAGCATTAAAATTATCTTCTCTAATAATAACTCGAATCATATCAACATCAGCATTAGCACTAGGGATGATAATGTTTTGTTTTGTTGATCCATCAATAGGATAAATGATTCTGAGTAAGTTTCCTTGGTAAATGTCAATATTTGAGAAACGTACTTTTCTAATTCCGTCAGTGTCTATAAATGCTTCCCTAGTAATATCATCTAGAATAGAAAATACATAAGATCCATTTTCATTAGTACCAATAAAGGATTCTCCTTTCTTTAATGTAAATGACCCAATCTGAGGATTAACTGGGACATCCATTGAAATTGTTGCTTTTGCTGACTTTGATGATCTTGGTGTATATCCAACCAAACTAGCAAGAGAAACAACATTTTCTCTGATAGAAGCACTATCAAAAAATACTTCATTAGCAATCAGGTTAGCATTTAATGCTGAATAATAAGTATTGTATGCCAGAACATCAATCAGTTGAGAAAGAACTGATCCCTCAAAATTGTAATCACTAAAAGTTTCGGACGCACGCAGGTACTCCTTCAAACTCTGTTTGATGTCCTCAAAATCTAAATTAGTGATTGTATTAAACGCCATTATACTCTTTCTAAGATAAGGTTAAGTGACTGTGGATTCAATGGTAATCCAATTATGAAATAATTTATACTAACTTCTAATAAGTTGCTATCAATATTATCAATATAATCTATTTTACTCACTTTAATACGTGGTTCATACACTTTTAAAACATCTTCAATAGAAACTGTGATGTCATCTGCTAAAATAGAAGTAAAATTTTCAAAAACAGAAGATTTTAACTCACTTCCAAAAAAAGGACGAAATGCTTTTTCACCTCGCATTGTCATCACAATGGTTTTTACAGAGTGTTTGATGGCATCTTCATTTTTTAGCAGTGTAATATCCCCAGTAATCGGATGTTTCTGAAAACTGGGGTTGATATCAACAAATTTTTTGGATATTCCTGCCATTTGGACACCTACTATACTTTATATATCTACTTTTTATTACTTTCTTTCTTTTTTTGTGCTTTTTTTAAATGTACATCAGATCTGGGGTCGGTAATTAATACCATACCAGATTTTTTAAACTCTTCACTTTGATCAGGAATGGGGCTATTTGCCATGATACTCCAAGAAATAAGAAATGTTAGAACTTTTTTGGAGGTTACCGTCTCCGTTATATTTATTCACCCTTTTCTTCGGGTGTTTTCCAGAAATAATCATCAGTATCTCCCAATCTACCCCATCTAACACCATTCTCAACTTGATAATATTCGGTAGATACCTTAAAATCAGGTGTTTTGGGTTCTTGTGGAGTGATAGAAAGATCAAAAATCCTAATTCTGTTGTTTGGGTACAGTGCAAACTGTCCATTTTCTAGCAAAACACAGTTATGTGACTTGTGTTCCTCTGGAACTTCACTAACATTGGTGTTAATGATGTCTACATCAGGGTGAAAATTGTCCAATGTAAACAAATATTCACCAGACATTGCTCCAAAATTACGAGTATTGCACACAAAGTCCATAGAACCGATGAATTGCTTCTCAATACAACGCACCCCATAGTCCATACAATTCCAGAATTGCAGATTAGGTAGGTCTAGGT